CAGAACCTTCGCGTGGATCGTTACATCGTCAATTCTGGCCTGCTGATCCTTGTGCTTCTCGTTATCCGAGATCAGCCAGAAATGCTCTTCATCTGCCATTTGCAGGCGCTTGATGTAGAGCAAGCCATGCCAGGTGATCACGTAGATTCCGTCGCCGACAAACTCCGTAACGCCGCGATCTACAATCACTGGATCCTTGTCGTTGATGGTTCCCTCCATACTTTGCCCCCATCCAGTTATGACTGCCAAGGCGTTAAGCGCCGTGTAAGTCACACCCTTCTCGCGCAGCACATCCTCACGAACGATCAAGTTTCGCATCGTCTCGTTGTAGTCCGGAGGTACTTGGCCGTGCCCCATGGCCGCACGGATATCGTACTGCGGGATCAGCACCTCATCAGGCTTTACTCGAAGCCCAGAAAAGTCGGCAGAAACGACGTTGCTAGATTCTGAATTCGCCTCTGCTGCCGCGAGCAGTTTCTGCTTGATGTGGATCGGCAAAGACTTACCAGTCTGCTCAAGCATCTCCCGGACCATTTCCACGGCTCCGCCAGATATCGCCTGAGCTATCAGGGGCGGCTTAAACGATGTGTTCAAGACGATTTCAGACTCCGGCACGCCTAGCGCTGAGGCAATAGCTGCAAGGTCCGCAAGAGTAGGCTCCCGAGTACCTGCCTCGTAATTTCCAACCCTAGATTGCGACTTCCAGCCGCATGCCTCGGCCAATTCTGCCTGCGAGAGGCCAGCCGCTTTCCGTAACCGCTTAATGCGCTGCGCTAAAGATTCGTTCATGCGCGGGATTTCATCACGAAATGAAATACCCAGCTTTCACTTATTGTGTTTGCCTTTAACACGATGCGTGTTTATCCTGTGTTCAACTATGGAGGAGCACCAAATGAATCAAGTCCGAATGATCCGCGAGAGGGCTGGGGTAACTCAGGCCGCGCTACGCCGGGCGCTCGGCTGGAATCAGTCCCGCCTGGCGAATTACGAATCTGGTCTGCGAAGCCCAGGGCTTAGCGAGGCCCGCCTCATCGTCAAGGCGTTGAACGCTCTGGGCGCGAAATGTGGACTCGATGATGCGTTCCCTCCTGAAAAGCAATCCCTTACTGCCGCCTAACCACTTCATCAGCCACGAAGGAGCAACACCCCATGCCAGAAGAACCACGCCTAAACGAAAAGCATGTCAACCAGATCAAGGTCCTGCTGGATGACGAATTTGAAGGCCTTTTGATCTACGCCGCAAAAATCCACGGCACCAAAAAAGGTGTTCTGGCCCGCGAAGTTCTGAAGTCCTGGCTGCTTGATCTTGTTGGTAAGTCTATCCGCGACGACCGCGCCGCCTAAAGCAAATCCGTAGGGACCCAGTAGGGACCGCGTAGGGACTGGAGGCGATATGCCAGAAGAAAAAGGCATGGCGCTTGGAGAGTTGCTTGATCCGGAAGAGGTGAAGTTGTTGGAGGCGGAGGCGGCAAGACGGGGAATGACCCTGGCAGAGCTGGCGAAGCTTGGAATCCAGCAAGAGCTTACGAGAAGGACAAGGCCAAGAGCGATGAGCGGAACGATTCAGGCGTTCCGCAGGAAAGAGTAACTGCCAAGAGTATCGACCATGACGCAAGCCGAAGAAGAAATGAGCAGGGAGTACCACCAAGCGGTGGCGATGCTCCATGCCAGGTCAATACGGTCGATGTACTCAAGCCGCGCAAAACAAAAAGCCCGCAGTGAGTGTTTGGCTCATCTGCGGGCTTCGTTGTGCCCGACGGCGCCAACCGTCGAACAAATCTTACTTACTGAACAGTTCGGAGTTTAACCATGAATTACGGATTTATCTACTGCCTGGGCAATCAGGCAATGCCAGGCATCTACAAGATTGGCATGACCGAGCGCGCTCCAAGCCAGCGCTGCTCCGAGTTGTCCGGCGCTACCGCTGCTCCACTGCCGTTTGATCTGCTGTTTTACGGTGAAGTCCAGAATCCAGGACAGACCGAGCGCGAGATTCATGCTCATTTTGAACTCGAACGAGTCAGTCCAAGCCGCGAATTCTTCCGTGGCACCGCTCAAGGTATTCATACCGTCTTCAAAGAGTGGTGCGACTCGATAGCTGTCACCAACGATGGCGGCTACTACATGTCCGTCGAGTCGATAATCAACCAGATTACTCAGGCTCATGATGATGCTGAGCGTATCCGCCTGATGTGCAGCTATGCGCGCATCGAGGGAATCGTCATGTGGCAAGAAGCCGGCCGCATCAAATTCAACGTTCCCACGATGGAAATGGTGCCTCGCTGGATTTTGATGGTAGCCGCCACATGCAAATCAATGCTCCTGCAGCACCTCGCTGACTCTTTCCAGCCGAAGCCGAAACTCGTCATCGCCGCCTCTAGCCCCGAGGTGTCCGCATGAGCAAAGTCGCCGTTCTTCGAGGACAAAACACCATGCCGCTTCAAGCCTTGCTTGATCGGCCAGTGGCCTATCACAGCTCATTCGTGAAGCTAGGAGCAGGCGCTACAGGCGCCCTCATGCTCTCTCAGGCGGTTTACTGGTCAAGCCGGACCAACGACCAGGATGGTTGGTTCTACAAGTCACAAACAGAGTGGGAGGAGGAGACAGGGCTCACTCGTTATGAGCAGGAAGGGGCACGCAAAAAGCTGGCGAAGTTGGGTTTCCTAGAAGAGAAGAAAAAGGGTCTGCCGTGCAAGCTCTACTACCGTGTAGCCCTTGATTTCCTTGTAGCAACCTTGGATGCGGAAAACCCACAAACAAGTATGGGGAAAACCAGCAAACAAGAATGCGGAAAAACCACAGGCAAGCTTGGGGAAAACCAGCAGTCTATTACAGAGAATACAACAGAGAGTACTTCAGACTCTTCTCAGGCGCGCGTCGTCGCTGACATCTTCGAGGGATCGGAGTATCGCCCGATGACCATGGGCTGGATGCCAGATCCGAAAACTCTCAAGGCTTATGCGTTTGCACAGGGTGTCGCGCAATCAGCGTTCACCCCTGACCTGATTGCTAGCTTTTCCTGTCACCACTCTGCGCACCCTGAGGTTTGCGAAACCGCCGCTGGATGGACCAATAAGCTGGTCGGCTGGGCGAAACGCGAGCGTGTTCGCGGCGAATCGGCACCGGCAGCCAGCACTGTGCCGGCTCAAGCTGTGGTCGATCTGTACCACCAGCACTGCTCGTCAATGGCAATTGTCACCGTACTGGACTCCAAGCTTCGCGGTCTGATCGCAGAGCGCTGGGCGGAGCACCAGGTGCATCAGGATCTTTCGTTTTGGGCTGATTTCTTCGTCGAAGCATCAAAGATTGATCTGGTTTTCTATCGCGGCCAAAAGCGCCAGCCGTTCCTTGAGGCGCTTGTGAGCCGCGATGTGTTCCGTGACGTGATGGAGGGCCGCGCCAATGCGTGATCCCTACAACACCGAGGCTGAGCACGGCCTGCTGGGCGCCATGATGCAGCGCCCTGAACTGATCGACACCTTGAGCGACGACCTGTCGGCTGAGGCATTCTACTTCCCGGAGAACGCTGAGGTTTACCGCGCGATCATGGCGCTGCGCTCAATGGGGCGCTCAGTCGACTATGTAACAGTCGCCGATCACATTGTGACGCTGCCAAATGGCGACAGCGCTTTGGCTCATTGCGTTGACATCATCCGCGGCACGCCGAGCGTAGCCAGCGCTGGCACCTACGCCACAATCGTTCGTGAACGCGCCATCGACCGCGCCTTGTACGACCTTGGCAGCCAGGCCATGGACATTGCTCAAGGCGATCAAGACACCCAGTCGAAGATTAGCGCGATCCAGTCCGCAGCTATGGCGATCGACAGTGGCTCCGACGCTGACGAGGTGGTTAAGGCATCTGACGTTCTGGTTGATCAGGTCGAGGTGTGGCAAGAGCGTCATGATCGCCACTTGAGCGGCCAAACGCTGATGGGCCTTTCTACCGGCCTTGATGACTTGGACGACAAGCTTGGCGGTCTTCTGCCTGAGCAATTAATCATCGTCGCCGGGCGTCCTGCCATGGGCAAGACCACTCTGGCCATGGGTTTCGCCTCTCACAACGCTATCCACGCAAACAAGTCTTGCTTGGTGATCAGCCTGGAGATGAGCAAGGGGCAGCTTCTTGATCGCGTCATTGCGTCCGAGGGCAAGATTCCGCTGAGCCTGATCAAGAACGGCACCGCCTGCCAGTCCCATGGACCCCAGCAAACTGCCGCAGCTGGCGCAGTTCGCAGCGCCAATCTGTTCTTCGCTGATAAGTCTGGTGCCACCGTAGGCCGCATCCGCTCGCTGGCTCGCCGCCACAAAATGCGCTACGGGCTCGACTTCCTGATGATCGACTACTTGCAGCTCATGGACGGCGAGGGCGGCAACCGCACGGAGCAGATCAGCAGCATCAGCCGGGGCTGCAAGCTCCTGGCCCGCGAGCTGCACATCCCTGTCGTCCTGCTCAGCCAGCTTTCCCGCAAGTGCGAAGAGCGCCCAAACAAGCGACCAATCCCCTCGGATCTGAGGGAGTCGGGAGCCATCGAGCAAGACGCTGACGTAATCCTCTTTGTTTACCGCGACGAGGTTTACAACGAGCAGAGCGACCAGAAGGGAATCGCTGAAATCATTGTCGGCAAGGGCCGCGACGTTGAGACCGGAACCGTCAAGTCTGCATTCCTTGGGCAGTACAACCGATTCGAAAACCTCGCCGCTGGATGGAAGCCTGAGCCGGTTGAGCAGCCTTCGAAAGTAACGCCGCTTTCCAGCCGCTACGCCAACAAGGAGCGCTTCTGATGACCAACCGAATCTGGATCGTCCTGACCATCATCGTCGTGGTAGCCGGTTATGGCCTGCACCACAAAGTTCAGCGGGTGACTGCGCCTGCGAATCTGCAGGAGGTGTTCCGATGAGCGAGATCACCAGAGGCGTCATTGGAATGCCATTCAAGCTGGCCATGGGCAGTGAAATGTCGCGCCGGCAGTTTCACGCATGCGCACAGGAGGTATTCGTCGAGAAGGAGCGGCTGGAAGCTCAGGTCGTCACTCTGAAAGCCGATCCGAACAGTTGGCAATCTGGCTATGACGAAGGCCGCAAAATGGGAACCAAGACCGCTTTGTCTGAGCGCGACCAGCTCAGGGCCGAGAACGAATCCCTGCGCAAGCAGATCGCCGATGCGTCACCGTTTAAAAATGCGCCGATGACGGGCCGTGACCTCAAATGCCTTGCGTGCGGGGGCTACCACTACGGCATGGAAAATCTGCCATGCCCGAATATGCGAGCCATTGCGCAGGCCGCAGGTAAGGAGGGGCAGCCATGATCGAGATAATCATGAAAGACGCCCAGGACACCAGCCGCCTGTTTGGAGTGTTGCGCGGCACGGACTTCACTAAGCCCAAACTGATCGTCATCAAGGAGCCTGACCGCAACGGTGAGCAGAACAAGAAGCTCCACGCGATGCTGGCCGACATCTCCCGCCAAGTGGAGCACGCCGGCCGCAAGTGGGACGTGACGGTATGGAAGCGCCTCTGTACCGCCGCCTGGCTGCGCGAGAGCGGCGAAACCATCCAGATGATCCCAGCTATCGATGGGAAGGGCATCGACGTCCTGTACGAGCGCACCAGCAAGCTGACCGTGAGCAAGTGCGCCGAGTTGATTGAGTGGGTTTCCGCGTTTGGCGCTGAGCACCAGGTGCGGTGGACGCAAAAGGATCTGTGGGGTGGTCGCTATGACTGATTTCGCAAAGGGCCTCATTCGGGCCATCGCCACCATGCTCGAGCACAGCTATCACGAGAACCCATGCGCGCATCAGTTCGGGGGTGGGCTGTGATCCCTCGCTCCGAAAAGCCAATGCGGCCGAAGCGCTGCCGTGTCTCTGGGTGCGGAGCAACCTTCACCCCGACGCGCAGCTTTCAGAAATGGTGCTCGCCGGACTGCGCGGTAGTGCTGGCCCGCCAGGCGCAGGAAAAGCAGCGTAAGTCATTCGCCCAGCGCGAGCGCCGCGAAATCAAGGTTCGCAAGGAGAAGCTGAAGACTCGCGCCGACCACATGAAGGACACGCAGGTAGCGTTCAACGCATGGGTTCGCGCCCGCGATGCTGCGCAGCCCTGCATCAGCTGCGGCCGGTTCCACCAGGGCAAGAACGATGCCGGTCATTACCGTACGGTCGCAAGCGCGCCAGAGCTCCGCTTTGAGCCGCTGAACTGCCACCTGCAATGCTCGCCATGCAACACCCACAAGTCCGGCGACATCGTGAACTACCGGATCAACTTGGTGCAGCGGATCGGCGCCGAGAAGGTTGAGTGGCTGGAAGGTCCGCATGAGCCAAAGAAATACACCATCGACGACTTGAAGGCGCTGACCGCGCTTTACCGGGCGAAGACCAGAGAATTGAAGGGGAAGGCAGCATGAAAGACGCAGAAGAGCTTCTGACCCAGTGGGGAATCTGGTCTTGGCAAGGTGCCGGCGTACCCCGCTGCACCTCGCCCATGTACGCGCTGATGCGTGATAATGTGGCTCAGCACTCTGATCCGGTGGCGAATATCACCGAGGAAGAAGCAATGTTGGTGGATAGGCTGGTCGCCACGATGAAGCGCCGCCACCAGCTTATGGCAACTGTGGTCACCTTCTACTACCGCCACCAGCTCACCATGCAGGACATCGGTAAGGGGTTGGAGATAAGCCGGCTGAAGGTCCGCGAGATAATCATCGCCGGGAACTCGTACGTCGAGGCCGGGTTGGATATGAGGGAGGCGGCGTAATGAGCGTCAACCCCAGAGCTTTCAGAAATATGAGTGCAGAACAGCGCGCCCGGTACCAGCGCAGAGTGATCGGGCTTCATCGCGGGCTTGTTCTTGCAAATGCGGCATGGTGGCGGTGTGCGTGACGGGTATTGTGATGATTGTGAGGCATATGACATGACTGACATCCTGTTCGCCATCAGCGGCATACTCGTCTGCTTACTGTTCTTGATTATCCTTGTTGGGTGCAGTTACGCGGCATGGCTCAGCGGCCAGAATCAGCAGATGTGGTTTCAAATTCGCGCTCGCCTCATCAAAGAGATTCTTGAAAAATCCGACCATTGAATGGGCCAATCTTGTTGACGTGTTAACACGCGACTGGCATATTGCAACCACAGTGCGGTTTTACCGCTTCAGAACAGCCCGGCCAATGCGTCGGGCTTTTTTATGTCCCGAATTCGACGAACGCTCCTCCCCAGAGCTTTCCGTCAGGCCGAGTCCTCCGGCCAACATTACTCACTCCCGAGAGCAGCCATGACACCGGATAAAGACCCGAACGTGTGGGCCGGTATTTGGGTTGCCCTGAGCAACCCGTCTTGGCAAGGGGCAATCATGGCTATCGTGATCTCTTTCCTGCGCGTGCTGTATGACGCCAAGGAGACGAGCAAGATTCGTATCGTCTTGGAATCGCTCCTATGTGGAGCGCTCAGCCTCTCAGCCAGTAGCGTTATCGAGTGGATGGCCTGGCCGTCCAGCTTGTCGGTAGGCGCTGGCGGCGCCATAGGCTTTATCGGCGTCACAGCCATTCGTGAACTGATCGTTCGCTTCATCAGCAGAAAGGCAGATTCGGCATGAGCGTTCCGCGCGGCATACGCAACAACAACCCGGGCAATATCGACCACAACAGTGCGAATGCCTGGGAGGGTGAACTGCCGGTGGATAAATCCATCGAGTCGCGGTTTGCCCGATTTGATCTGCCCGAGAACGGTATTCGCGCCCTCGGAAAGCTGCTGCTGACCTACCAACGAAAGTACGGACTAAAGACAATTGAGGGCCTGATCAGTCGCTGGGCTCCAAACAATGAGAACGACACCGCCGCTTACGTCCGTTCGGTTCAGTCGAAGACGAAGACCGCCCCAGGGCAAGAGGTCGACCTTCGGCAGATCGGAATCATGACCGGCGTGGTCAAGGCGATCATCGAACACGAGAACGGCGGCAACCCCTACACATCGGCAATCGTCGCTGAGGGTGTTCGCAGGGCCCTGGTATGACTGCCTTGCGCGCCATCGCCATCGCTGGGGTAATCATCGTCATCATGGCGCTGATGCTCGCCTTGCAGCATTCCCGAGTCGTTGCCTTGAGCGGTCAGGTACAGATCGAGACCCAGGCCAAACAGGAGGCGGTAACCGCCAACCTCGAAAGCCAGGCCACGATCACTACTCTCCGCGCCGAGGCTGTGCGCAATGCCGCTTACCAGGCCGACCTGAACAACCGCCTAAAGGCCAGCCAACAGAAAGCCCTGCAGGCAAGGAAAGACTTTGAACAACTCAAGCGCACCAGCAAGCCTGTTCGTGATTGGGCTGATCAGCCTCTGCCTGACGGCCTGCGCGGCAAAGCCAGCAGTAGTGACAAAGACAAGCGCCCTGCGAATTGAATCACCCGAGATGGTGCCTTGCGAGCGCGTCACTGACGAAGACTATGACCTGCACAGCAATGGCGACGTGTGGGACCTGAAAGACCGGGCAATCAATCTGCTCGATACCTGCGCCGATCAAGTGGACGCACAAATTCTTCGGAGTAAAAGCAAGTGACCCGATACGAAGTCAGAACAGACGACATGGTGCACACCGTCGATGCGGTCACCTTCACTCAGGATGGCGGTCTGCGGTTCTATGGTGAGCAGGGCTTGCTCGTTGCGATCTTCACATCGTTCTACTGGCTGAAGCTCGTTCCGACTGAAGAGAAGCCAGCCGAAGAAGACAGCTCGTCCACCGAAACGCCAGCGCTGTCGGGTGATAAGTGATTGATAAAGCGTCACCAGACTGGGAGCGCATCGAGCACCTGTACCGCGCCGGTCTGCTGTCCATTCGAGAGATCGCTGCGGCCTGTGGCGTATCACACACCGCTATCAACAAGCGCGCCAAGGCCCACAGCTGGGAGCGAGACCTCTCGGCCAAGATCCGGGCCAAGGCCGATTCGCTGGTTTCCAAAGCAGAGGTTTCCAAACAGGTTTCCACTGAACAGTTGGCAACCGAGCGTGGAATCGTAGAGGCGAATGCGCAGGTCATCGCGGACATACGAATTGCTCATCGAGCGGATATCGGACGCTCTCGCAGGCTAGCAACGAAACTTCTTGATGAACTGGAAGGCCTGACCGACGAGCAGGGGACGCTGAAGGAGCTGATCGCTCAGCTCAAGGATGGCGAAGACGTCGACACGTCAATGCTCGAACTCGCAAGCAAGATGGCCAGCCTCCCGTCTCGTACCAAGACAATGAAAGAACTTGCCGAAACCCTGAAGAACCTCATCGCCCTGGAGCGCCAGGCCTACGACGTCGGCGCCGAGCAACCATCGGACGACCGCAGCAAACTGACGGAAGAAGAACTTGATCGCCGAATCGCCAAGCTCTCAGGTCAGCAAGGCTGAGAAACTTGAGCTGCTGGCGCTGCTGGAAGAGAAAGCGCGTCGGGATGCTCAAAGGCGCCATCTGCTCCAGTTCGAAACCTTGTATGAGTGGCAACGCAAGTTTGTAAGAGCCACCGCCGATCACACGTCATGCATGCTCATGGCAGCAAACCGGGTGGGCAAGACGCGCACCGGGTTGACGATCGATGCCATCCACCTGCTGGGTGATTACCCGGAAGACTGGGAAGGCCACGCGTTCAACCATGCGCCTATGTGCTGGCTGCTGGGCTTCTCGATGGAGAAGACGCGCGACCTGCTCCAGACGCCACTGTTCGGTACGCTGGAAGGTGGCAAGTGGACGGGCGGACTTGTCCCAGCTGATCGGATCGTTGCGCATCTATCTGCAACTGGCACTTCTGGCGCGATGCGTCAGATCACTGTTCGGCATAAGACAGGCAGCATTTCAACGGTGCAGTTCTGGTCCTACAGCCAGGGCCAGCACGCAATTATGGGCGACAGCGTCGACTGGTATCACATCGACGAAGAGCCACGCGACAACGCGATTTACCCACAGGTGCTGACACGTACTGCCACTGGCGACAATGGCAACGGCGGTCGAGGCATCCTGACGTTCACCCCTGAGAACGGACGCACAGAGCTGGTAGTTCAGTTCATGGACTGCCCAGCTGAGGGCCAATACATCCAGCGCGCCACCTGGGCCGATGCACCGCACTTGACTGCTGACACACAGCGCAAGTTGCTGGGCATGTACCCCGAGTGGCAGCGCGACATGCGATCCAAGGGGATGCCATTGCTGGGTACGGGCCTGATTTTTGATTTCGGCGACGACGAGATCAAGTGTCAGCCGTTCCCATGCCCTGACCATTACTGGGTCATCAACGGCATGGACTTCGGCTGGGATCACCCACAGGCGCACGTGCAACTGTGGATCGACCTTGAATCCGACACGATCTACGTGGCGCACGCCTGGAAGAAGTCGAAGGTCACGCCATCAACCGTGTGGGGCACCGTCAAGGCCTGGGCCAATCATGTGCCCACGGCCTGGCCATCAGATGGTTTGCAGTCTGAGAAGTCTTCAGGCGAGCAGCAGAAGAAGGCCTATGTCGACGCAGGCTGGACGATGTTGCCCACGCACGCGACATGGGCCGACGGTGGCGTCGGTGTAGAGATTGGTCTCGTCGAGATCTACGAGCGCATGACCACTGGCCGCTTCAAGGTGTTCAGCCACCTGACTGATTTCTTTGACGAGAAGATGAGCTACCACCGGGATGAGAACGGGAAGATCGTCAAGATCAACGACGACGTCCTGTCTGCTGCCCGATACGCCTACATGATGCGGCGATTCGCCCGTCAGCGGTTCCAGTGCAAGCCCGTCGAGCACGGCACGCACCAATCCGATTACGACCCATTCAATTCATAGGAGGCGGCCATGTGCGGCGGCGCTGCGAAAATCATCAAGAAGATTGACCCACTGCGCGGCGGTGACGTGATCCTGGACAAGCTTGGCCTGCCGAACCTGTTGGGCGACAACGGCATTCTGGCTACGCCTGACGTGGCTCAGCCTGCCGCAACGTCGACCACTACCGCAGTCGGTGATGTGAACGCAGCATCCACCGCAGCGCGTGATGACGAGAAGCGCCGTCGTGCTGCCGCTGCGGGCCTGTCCAGCACTATCCTCGGCGGTTCTACCGCTGGCACCACCACGGCTACCAAGTCGCTTCTGGGGCAATAACGCATGGAAGAGACACCACGCCAGCGCGCAGACAAGCGTCTTTCGATGCTCAAGAACGAGCGTCAACCATGGGAAATCACATGGAAAGACCTGTCCGACTACGTGCTGCCCATGCGTTCGAAGTTCCTGTACGACGGCAAGCCCCAGGGTGACCGTCGCAGCCGCAAGATCATCAACAGTACAGGGACCAAAGCGAGCCGCACGCAATCCGCAGGCATGGTGTCAGGCATCACTTCCCCGGCCCGTCCTTGGTTCCAGCTGAGCACCGAGTCTGCTGCCGCGATGGAATACGGCCCGATCAAGGCGTGGCTGTATGAAGTCACCCAGCGGATGCGCGACAAGTTCCTCAAGTCCAACCTGTACAGCTCATTGCCTGTTCTCTACTCGGAAATGGGTACGTTCGGCACGGGCGCCATGTCGATCGAGGAAGACGACAAAGAGGTGTTCCGCTTCGAAGCCTTCACCGTCGGCCAGTATTACGTGGCAAACGGCGCGCGCGGCACGGTAGACACGTTCTACCGCGAATTCAAGATGACCGTCGGCCAGCTGGTTGAGAAGTTCGGAAAGGACAAGTGCTCTGTACGTGTACAGGGCGAGTGGGATGCCAACCGCCGCGACTCGTGGGTCGACTGCCGCCAGGCCATTGAGCCCAACCGCTACCGCGAAGACGGCAAGATCGACAGCAAGAACCTGCCGTTCTCGTCGATCACCTATGAAGTTGCCTGCGAAGACCCGAAGAAGCTGCTGGAGCAGAAGGGCTTCCACGAATTCCCGATTGTTGCGGTGCGCTGGGATCTTCTGCCAGAGGATGCGTACGGCACAGGCCCGGGTCATATCGCGCTGCCGGACATCAAGGCCCTGCAGCTGTACGAGAAACGTTCCGCCCAACTGGTGGATCGCGGGTCTGATCCGGCCCTGCAAGCGCCTTCCTCCCTGCGCGGACAGCCAAGCTCGATGGTTCCAGGTGGTATCACCTACGTGGATCAGGTGGGCGGCCAGAACCAGATCGCGCCAATCTACGAACCGAATGCAGGCTGGCTCAACCCGTTGGCGCAGAAGATTCAGGCGCTTGAGTATTCCATCAAGGAATCGTACTTCGCCGACCTGTTCCTGATGATCAGCCAGCTCGACACCGTGCGCACCGCGACTGAGATCGCCGAGCGCAAGGAAGAAAAGATGCTGATGCTCGGCCCGGTGCTCGAGCATATCAATGACGAAGGCCTCGACCCTCTGATCGACCGCTGCTTCAACATCATGCTGCGCCAGTCGATCCCGATCTGGCAGGGCATCGTGGACGGCGAGCCACTGCTACCACCACCACCAGAAGAGCTGGAAAACCTTGAACTCAAGGTCGAGTACGTCTCGATCCTGGCTCAGGCGCAGAAAGCCTTGGGCGTGGCCGGGCTGGAACGTTTCTCCGCATTTGTCGGCAACCTGGCTGGCGTCGAACCAACAGCGCTCGACAAGTTCGACGTGGACCAGACCATCGACGAATACGCCACCGCAACCGGTGTGGTGCCAACTGTGGTTCGTGGCGACGAGCAGGTGGCACAGATCCGCGAACAACGTGCCCAGCAGCAGCAGGCCGCTCAGGCTCAGCAACTCCTTGGCGCAGGCATCCAGGGCGCCAAGCTCCTTTCCGAAACTGAAGTCACGCCGAACAACGCGCTCGGCCAGATAGTCGGGGCCTAAATGATCGATGACGAAGAAATCCCGGGCCAGCGGGAGGCAAAGCTGCGCCTGCAACAAAAGCGCATCGACGACGACTTCCTCTGGCTCATGGACTCCCAGCGCGGTCGCCGCATCGTCTGGGACCAGATGAGCAAAGCCAAGGTATTCAACACCACTTTCGACACCCACGGCGGGCGCATGAGCCTGTACGAGGGCATGCGCCAGCACGGTTTGTACCTGCTGGGCGAAATCAACCGCCTGTGCCCGGAGAAGTACCCGGTCATGGTCCGCGAAAATTCACCGCAACCGGAGAACCAGAACGATGACTGATGCAGCCGAAGCCGTCACCACCACTACCGCAAGTGACGCCGCGACCACCCAGTCTGACACCGCAGCGCAAACCACAACCAGCACCGAGCAGGCGCAAGCCACTCAGTCGACGGATGCGGCAAACACTGCGGAAACGTCTGCTGAAACCAAGCCGCAAGGCGCCCCCGAGAAGTACGAGTTCAAGTATCCCGAAGGCTACCAGGTCGACGAGACCGCTCTCGGTGAGTACTCAGCTGCCTTCAAGGAGCTGGGACTGACCAATGAGCAGGCTCAGCGCTTGGTGGACATGGATGCAAAGCGCTCGACGTCTTCGACCGAGGCGGCCGTTGCAGTCCACAAACAGCAGGTTGAAACGTGGGTCGGTGAGCTGAAGAGCGATCCGGAGTTCGGCGGCGCCAAGTTCGAAGCGAACGTTGGTATCGCGAACAAAGCACTGGCTGCATTCGGCTCTCCAGAGCTGACGCAGTTCTTCAAGGACACCGGCTTGGGTAATCACCCGCTGCTGGTCAAGGCCTTCCACAAAATCGGCACCCAACTGGGTGAAGGGTCGATCCACAAGACGACCAGCAACCAGCCTGCCGAGCGTTCCATCGCGGAACGCATGTATCCCAATTACCCAAATTAAGGAGCGCCGCTCATGGCCACCATTGGTAATACCGTACCGACGCTGCTCGACGTAGCGAAACGCATGAACCCTGACGGCGGCGGCATCATGCCGATTGCTGAGTTGCTGACTCAGGAAAACGAAATGCTGCTGGATATGCCGTGGTACGAAGGCAACCTGCCCACCGGCTCGCGTATCACCACCCGCACCGGCCTGCCGACCGTGATCTATCGCAAGCTGAACGCTGGTGTTCCGCCAAGCAAGTCGACCACCGCGCAAGTGGACGAGTCGTGCGGCATCCTGGAAGGCCGCGGTCAGGTCGACAAGGATCTGGCGCTGCTCAACGGCAACACCGCAGCCTTCCGCCTGTCCGAGTCGTCTTCCTTCATGGAAGCGATGAACCAGGAAATGCAGCGCGGCGTGCTGTACGGCAACACTGACGTAACTCCCGAGTCGTTCACTGGCCTGGCTCCACGCTTCCCGAGCGTACTTCCAGCCACTGCCATGACCGCCAACAACGTCATCGACGCCGGTGGTACTGGTTCCACCAACACCTCGATCTGGCTGATCGGCTGGGGCGAGAAGACTGTGCACGGCATCTATCCGAAGGGTTCGGAAGCCGGTCTGGTTCACCGCGACCTGGGCGAAGGTGACGCGTTCGACGCCAACCAAAACCGCTTCCGCGCGCTGATGGACCAGTACCAGTGGAAGTGCGGCATCGCGGTCAAGGACTGGCGCTACGTGGTTCGCATCGCGAACATCGACGTGGCCGCGCTGACCAAGAACGCCGCAACCGGTGCCGACATCATCGACCTGATGACCCAGGCTCTGGAGCTGATCCAAGGCCTGACCGGTGTAACCCCGGTGTTCTACGTCTCGCGCCGCGTCCGTGCATTCCTGCGCCGCCAGACCGTGAACAAGGTCGCCTCCGGCACCCTGAGCTACGACAACGTTGCAGGCAAGCCAGCGCTGATGTTCGGCGAGGTTCCTGTACGTCGTGTAGACGCCATCCTCAACACCGAAGCACGTCTGGTCTGACGTTAGGAGCTCTTCATGTACGTTGATAAACAGGCAGAGTTTTCTGACAACCAGGCGGTCACTGCCACCGCCATTTCGACCAACGTTTACGACCTGTTCCCGGTCGGTAACGCGGTCAACAGCAACGCCGTGCGTGACATCGGTGTGGGTGAGGACGTGTATCTGGTTGTTCAGGTCGACACCACCGCCACTGCGGCAGGTGCCGCGACTGTTCAGGTCACTCTGGAGTCGTCCACCACCGCCGACATCGCCACCGCTCCAACGGTCCACTTCGCATCCCCGGTCTACGCCTTGGCGGCACTGACCGGCGGCAAGACGCTCATGGCGTTCAAGCTGCCGGCCGACGCCTACAAGCGTTACATCGGCGTGCGCTACACCGTCGCCACCGGCCCGCTGACTGCTGGCGCGTTCTCCGCGTTCTTCGCGAAGGATGTTCAGGCATTCCGCGCGTACACCAAAGGCTACAACTTCTGAGGATTGGGTCATGACCAAGAAGAAAGAGCTGAAATGGTACGAAACGCTCGAGCCCAGCTACATCAACGAGCGCCTGTGGCCTACCGGCGAAGTCGTGCAATACGACGGCGAAGCCGGGCCGAATCTTCGCGAACTGTCCGACAAGGAAGTCAAGGCGCACTTGAAACAGGATCAGGCTGACGAGCCGGATGAAATTGATCTGGACGCCCGCGAGGCTGATCTGGACAAGCGCGAAGACGACATCAACGACCGCGAGAAAAAGGTTGTTGCCGACCAGGAGCGTCTGGACTTGGCGCTGGCAGGTGTTGAAGAGCGCTCCAAGGATCTGGATGCCCGCGAGGCTGCGTTGGTACCGCTGGAAAAAGTCGTCGAGCCAGTGTTTGTCGACGGCCAAGGCAAGGCCAAGAAGTAACACCGCCCGCAACACATAGGGGCCTTCGGGCCCCTTTCTTTTTGTCCGAGGGATCTCATGCCGAGTGTCGTTGAAATCTGCAATATGGCCTTGTCGCGCATCGGCAATGGTCAGCGCATCGACAGCTTGACCGAGCGCAGCAAGCAAGCTGAAGAGTGCTCGCTGTTCTATGAGCAAACCCGCGACTGGGTGCTGCGTGACAAGCCGTGGTCGTTCGCGACCAAGTTCGTCAGCCTGGCCGAGGTCGCCACCAATCCCGACCCGATCTACCCCTACAGTTATGCGTTCCCGACCGACTGCCTGTATGCACGGAAGATCGTGAACCAGATATTCCCTGTCGATTACTGGCCGTTTGCTGGTAATGACGTGTGCATCCCGCAACTGCAGCCCATCCCGTTCCGAGTGATTCAGGGCGAATCTACCCGCTTGATCGCCACATCTGTCACTCCGGCCACGCTCGAATACACCGTTCGCATTGACGACCCCGGCTTCTTCGATCCCATCTTCGTATCTGCGCTGGCCTACAAGCTCGGCGTCGAGATTGCGCCAGCGCTGGCCAAAGACCCGGGCATCGCTGATCGGCTGGAAGCTGCCTATCGCGGTGTCGTCGATTCTGCATTCGCGCAGAGCATGAACGAAGGTCAAGGCCAGCAGATGCCTGAGTCAGTATTCATCACCGGGCGCGAAAGCCGATGAGCCAGAGCATTCAGCCATCGTTCAGTTCGGGCGAGCTGGCCCCGGCCACCTATGCCCGCGTCGACCTGAACCGGTATTTCACCGGGCTCAGAACGTGCCGCAACTTCATGGTCATGCCGGAAGGCGGGGTTCGCAACCGATCCGGGACCAAATTCCTGGCAGAAACCAAGGTCAGCGCGCAGAAGTCACGGCTGATTCCGTTCCAGTTCAGCACCGAGCAGACCTACGTCCTCGAGTTCGGTGTCGGCTACATCCGGTTTTACACCAACGGCGGGCAGCTGCTGAACGCAGGCCTAACGTATGAAATTGCCTCGCCCTACGTCGAAGCAGACTTGTACGCGCTGAACTACACACAGTCGGCCGACGTGATGACGATCGTTCATCCCAACTACGCGCCGATGGAGCTCAAGCGCTTTGGCCCAACCAACTGGACGCTGACCGCGATTACGTTTGTGCCGACGATCCAGCCACCTACCGGGTTGTCGGGGATTCCCCGCACGGGTGGCACCGGCGACACCACCGTCTACCGGTATGTGGTCACCAGTGTGTCAACCGATGAGTCGGCAGAGGAATCCCTGCCCAGTGCGCAGGCCAGTGTCACAAGCTGGGATAACAAGGCTGGCGCGGTTCTTACCTGGACCGCCGCGCCCGGCAGTGTTGACCACTACAACATCTACAAGGACAACAACGGGTCGGGGATCTTCGGCTTTATCGGCCAGGCCTCCGGGCTTACCTTCACTGATAACGCCATCGGTCCGACCAAGACAGACACTCCGCCATCGTTCGACAACCCTTTCGCCAGTGGCAACAACCCAGGTGTCGTTGGCTATTACCAGCAGCGTCGAGTGTTTGGCGCGAGTAATGCCAACCCTCAAACGCTGTGGTTCAGCCGTGTCGGCGCATACAACAACTTCGGCTTCTCCACTCCGACCAAGGACGACGATGCGATCACGGTCACGCTTGCGTCGCGGCAGGTGAACCGCATCCGCGCCCTGGTGCCGCTCAAGGAATTGCTGGTGCTGACCTCTGGTGCGGAATGGACCATCACCGGTGACGCGACAGGCCTGAAGCCCACCAACATTCAGGCTCAGGTGCAGAGCTACATCGGCTCTGGAACTGTCCCGCCGGCTGTCTACGGCAACACCGCGCTTTACGTTCAGGCCCGCGGTCAGAAGCTTGCCGACCTTGCTTACTCCTACACCAGCGATGGATTTCAGGGGCAGGACCTCACCGTCTTGTCGTCCCACCTGGTGCGCGGGTTTGAAATCGAAGACATGGCGCTGGCCCAGGTGCCGAACAGCGTGCTGTGGATCGTGCGCAATGACGGGCAGTTGCTGGGGTTCACCTACCTACCGGCTCAGGAAGTGTTCAGCTGGCACCGCCACGACACCGACGGGTTCTACGAATCGGTGGCATCAGTGCCGGAAGGTGATGAAGACGCGGTGTATTTCATCGTGCGCCGAATCATCAACGGCGTATCGCGGCGCTACGTCGAGCGCCTCGTCTCGCGCCAGCTCAGCGTACCCGGCGAAGACACTGCGCTTGATCGGTCGTTCTTCGTGGACGCCGGGCTCACCTACGATGGTCGCGGGCCAACATCTGCCGCAGTTACCCTGACTGGCGGAACAGACTGGAAATACCCTAATCCGCTGACCCTGGCTGCGAACACATCCACGTTCGTTGTAGGGGATGTCGGGACAGTCATTATTCTGCGCGGCTCAGACGGTCAGATTGTCCGCTTGACCGTGACCGCCTACACCAGCGGCACAAGCCTCACCGTCACGCCAGGGTCAATCGTGCCTGAATCTCTGCGTAACCTCCCGGCGGCGCGCTGGGGCAGGGCTCGGGCAACGTTCAGCGGGCTGTCCCATCTTGAAGGAAAGACCGTCAGCATCTTTGCGGATGGAAACGTGGAACCTCAAGCCGTGGTTGTCAGTGGTGCTGTGTCCATCCAGCGCCCCGCGATGCTGGTACATATCGGTCTCCCGTTCCTGAGCGACTTTGAAACGCTCGACATGACACTGCAGAACCAGCCCAATTTCCTTG